CACATACTCAATCGCTTTACCCTCGCCTTTCAGCTCACTCGCTCTCAGCGCCTCCGCTGCCATCACTTGTATCATACTATCGCGGCCACGCGGCCCTAGCGTCTTCCCGAGTGCTCTCGCCAGTTCCACGTCATCCTTATTCACCACCGCCGCGATGTTGTCGTAGATCGCCGCCGTTGTGATCCCGCCTTGCTCGACCGACTGCGTTGCTCGCTCGAACGTCTGTCCATCGAAGAACTTCCGCAGCGGCACGACCGTCTCTTTGAAATACTTGTCCGCCGCCTCGCGTCTCCTCACAAACGCCTCGGTCGAAATCCCTTCGGCACGTGCTGTGTCCTCGGCGACTTTGTCGATCCCACGCAGCATCATTTTGAGCTGGGTTTCGACTGCGGGGTTCTTCGACCGCACCGCTCTCGTGATCGCCGCGTTAATCTCTGTCCGCGCTTGCGCGTACGCTTCGGACGGCACTGGACTCGCTACGAACGACGGCGGCGCTTGTACACCTCCGCCATACGCAGCAATCATCTGTTCTCGTTTTCGCATCTCAGCAGCTACTTGCGCCGGACTGAGATTAGACCGCAGTGGTTCAAACCCTAGCTTAGCCTGACTGTCCTCATACTCCTTCTGCAATCGCTGCCACTCTGCATACCGTCCCTCCTCCTTATCCACGCCTAGCGTCTTCTTCACGCTCCGCGCCACCCCCTCGACCCACGACTTCACGCCCTCGTCTTTGCTCTCTTGGATCGCACGATCAATCGCTTGCGTGAACCCTTCGTCGCTCCCCGCTGGCCCAACGCCTGTTGGGAACCCTTCGATCTCACGTCCCGCCGCGTTCCGCACCGCGTAGTTCGACCGGCTCGTCGCTGTCACCTGACCGTAGTACAACAACGCCTCAGTCTGCGCTTGTCCTGTGTTCCGCGCCGTCCCATTCGTCGTCTGTTGCACCAGTCGCATGAACGACCGCCCATACGCGGTGTCGCTAAGGTTCCGCGCTCCCCACTCCAAACTCCTCGCAACCGTCCCAAGGATCAGGCCGAGTACAGAGCCGACGCCAGTGTCGAACGCGCGTGCGTTCACGCCGAGCGGGCGGCGCTCTGCTTCTGGCCCTTCTGGGTAGAAGCTCAGTGCCCCTACGGTCGCGCCTGTCGCCATGCTTCGCCCAACCACCCCGATCCCCTGCCACGCCGCCTGGGCCGCCTTTGCAGCCATAACAGGTAGCATCACAGGAGCCACCGCCCCAAACAACCTCGCAGTCGCTCCAATAGTTACAGTTGCTCCCGTCAACCGCCCTATCTGTTCCAACGTCGGGTGCTCGTCTCGCAAGTCGGCGTAGTCCGACTCGACCTGCCGCAGTCGCGCCTCAATCGGTGCCATCTGCTCTCGCGGCAGTGTCGCCTGTGCGACGGCGAGCGCCGGCTCGACCATCCCCCGTGTGATCCCATGCAGGAGGGCTGCGCTTGCCCGGCTGTAGCCTTCAGTAACGCTACCGCCTACTCCACTCGTAATATCTCCAATGCCTTCTCCACTTGTCTCCGTCAAGAACGATGATGGCACACGCGATCCTTCTGGTGACGCGCTCGACGCCGTCCCTACTGCGGGCAAGTCCGGCAAATCCTCAGAACCGAGCATACGCTTCCCAGCGACTACCGCATCGCCTTTCCCCTCGCTCGCCGCCCACGGCGCACTACCCTCACGCCGATACAACTCCTGTGCGACACGGTGCTGACTTCCTTCGGAGAAGTCCGTAATCCCGAGTTCCCCCGCTATCGGTCCCCACGTTCCCGGCTGAATTTGATACAAGCCCGCAGCGTGCGAGAGACCTGCTGGCCCCATTTTCCCAGACCAGATTGGAAATCCGTTCTTGTCGAGTGGGGCTTTTGACAAGTCAACACCCCCATAACCTAAGAATGGGTTTTGGTCCTTGTTCTCACGTCGTCCAATCCGCTTGAGTTGATCTGGCACGTCGGCCGTCAACGCACTTCCATGCAAGATGTCGCCAGTAGGCGTGCGTGGCGCAGCGGGCGGTATCGCCCCGTCTGGTATCGCTACGCGCTGCGCCGCTGTCGCTGGAGCTAGATCAGGCAGATCACTCATCGTGGCCCCGTGTACTTGAACTGGTTGCGATACTCTTCGAGCGCCGTCGCGGGGTCTTTCCCTGCCTCTCTCGCTTTCTGCGCGATAGCTGCGCCCGTTGGATGACGTCCGCCGCCGATATCGTACACTTTCTCTGGGTCGAGCAACACCTTAAACGTCTTCGGGTCGATCTGCTTGCCCTCGAAGTACGCAATCGTCCGCTGTCCATCCGCCGTGGTGTCGCTCTTAAACGTCCCTGTCGTCGCCTTGACCTGCTTCCACTTATCGAGAGCTATTTGAAGTGGTTTAGTATTTGTACTTGTCCCTTCCGACCCACTAATACGGCTCTCCAATGAAGCTATCATTCGATCAGCGACTTGATCGGTGGCGAGAAGTGCGTGCAACGGTGTCTCTGTAATCCCCGCCGTCACGTCGTGAGCGAGCTTGACGCGTCCCCCCGAAAAGAACCCGCCGCCTGCCGTAGCGGTGCTCGCCACTTGCTGCTGCGCGGCGTTCCACATATCAACGAGTGGTACGTCGCCGGTCGCCCATCCATACCGCTCCATCGTAGTCGTGAAATTCGCTCCTGACAATAGGCCAAGCTGACTTGCACCGCCCCGCTTAAAGTCATCAATAAACCGTAGAGCACTTGTCGCGTGTTGAACGCTTGCATCACCAACTTTCTTGTCTCCTTCGGTCGCTGGCTTCGGCGCTTCTCGCTTCTCCTTCGCTATGACGAGGTTCCTCGCATACGCACTCATCGCCGCCTCGCCGCTGCCCGGCACTTTCGTCTCGGCCCCTTGATACGTCATCTTCGCCGCCGCCGTCTCCTCCGGCGTGAGTTTGAACGGGGCGAGTTGCGCGTCGAGACCGTCGCCTGTCCCTGGTCCCGCACGCATACGTCGCAGACGGTCCTCTTCGATGTCCGCGCCCACGCCAGTCTTACGGGCCTCCTGCATGCGAAGCGTCGACAGTGCTTGTTCAGCGTCGACACGAGGGCCTGTCAACGCTCGCGTCGCTGCGGCTCCAGCCGACAAACTCTCTGTCTCTGCCGCGACGTGCGCTGGCTCCGCTTGCGCCTTCGCGAGATCGGCCTGTGCCTGTGCTGGCGCAACGCCCGCCTTCGCGCGTGCAATCTCGGTCTGGATTTGCGTCAGTCCTGCCCCCGCCAACTTCTGCGTGATCGTCGCTTGTTGCTCTTTCAGCGCGTTCAGCTTCGCCAGCGTCTCGATCCCGCTGTTCCCGAACTTCTTGAATATCTCGCCGGGCTTCTTATCTTCCGAGATACTCGTGTCACTCATCACTTGCGCGACGCCTTGCTGCACTTGGTTCTGCTGATACCCCTGCAACACGCCGCCGATAACAGCGCCGAGTCCTTTCCCAACTTGCCCCCACCTGTCATCGAACGGTAAGTTCACTGTCGGCATCACGCGGCCTCCTTCAACACGTCTTCGAGCACGGCGGCATAGTTCACCGTCTTGAACCCGCTGACTTCGCCAACTGCTCTCGGCAGTCTCTTCTCGACATCGTCCGCCATGAGACCGAGCCGTCGCTCTGGCTGCCCCTTGTACCGGAACCGATACAGCGGAAATCCTGCCACCGATCCAACTTCCTCGATGTCTTCCTTGAGTCGGCGATCAGAGAACAGTGACGCGATGAGGGAGCTTCCCCCTGTCGATCCGGCGAAGTTCCCGAACCCGCCAAGTAGACCCCCGAGCAGCCCTGACGATCCTGCCGTCCCGACCGCACTCGTGCCCTGTGTCTGTCCTGTCCCTCCCGCGAGCAGGTCAGCGATCATCTGCTGGTACGGGGAGAACGTCGCCGTACTCAGCCCGATATTCGCGCCGAGTTCTGTCTGTGGCAGAGTCGCCGTTGTCGGCGCAAGCCCAATCGCCGTGAGGATGTCTTTGATCGCGTTGATACTCGCACTTTGGTTCGACACGCCCGCCGTCAACCCTGCGCCCTGGTTCGCAGTCGCCGCCGACAGATCGGTCGCCTGGTTAGCGCTCTCTGCCACCAAGTCTGTCCGTTGGTTCGAGAGCAGAGCTTGCAGCGTCGCGTTCTGGTTAGCAGCCGCCGCCGAGTACGCGAACTCCGAACCTTTCTCGGCGAGCGTCCGCTCCAAGTCTGTCGCCGCGTTCTCACGTGCGTTCTTCGACCCACTCCCATACGCGCCTCCCGCACTCCCTCCAAACTGCCCCGCGATACTCGGCAACGTCCGCTTGAGAAAGTCGTCTGTGAGCGGCTCAACGACCCCTTTCGTGAACGCAGCGGTCGAGTCGATCAGCGGCGCGTTGACGTTCGTGCCGGTCACGCTCGTCGGAGTCACTGTCCCTGCGGTCACGTTCGGCGCCGTAAACCCAAGCGCCCGCATCAGTGCGTCCGTCGAAGCCGCGTTGATCCCACCCTGCGCTCCTGTCGGCGATGCGCCTACGTTCATCGCTTGATTTTCGAGCGCCGCAAGTGAAGTCGAGCCGAGCCCAAACCCTCCCTGCTGGTACGGGAACGCGTTGGACAGGATCGACGACAGCGTATCGAGGATCGGCTGTTGGGCCGGCGAGATCGTCGGTTGAGTCGAGAACGTCGCTTTCGGCGCGGAGCCGAACAGTGTCGAAGTCATCACGCTCTCCCGTTAGTGTGTGCCACGCCTCGGTCGAGGCTGTAGATGATTATGTCCTGGAGGACGCCGCCCGTGGCGTCGGGCGCACGTACAATCGCCCGTCGTAGTCTCGCCTCTTCGTGGAACCCAAGGAGTGCCGTTCCATATCGCGCGGCCCGGTTATCAGTCGGCACAAGCGCAATGATCTTCAGCACGCCCCGGTCACGGAACGTGAGCCCGATCGCGTACTGCACAATCGCCTTCGCGATCCGCCCGCGGAACTGCGGATGGAACCCGGCCGTAAGCTCGACCATCACCGTCGTCCGTGCAATAAACTGCACATACCCGACGATATGGCCGCGCAGTGTCCCTGCCAGCGTCCACACGGTCGGTTCGAGCATGTGCGCGACGAAGTCCACCTGCTCTGGCTGCGGCGACAACGCATCTCGCACCGGCCAGTAGAGTTCCGGCTGCCGCATGAACGCTTGCATGGCGAGCGGGTCGAACCGATCCGTCACCGCAAACCCGTCCGTCCCATCACTCATCTCACCACTCCGTCTCTGCGAGAGATACGACATCGACGTAGCGCAGTGTGAACGTCGGGTCAGTGCCGCTAAGTCTCAGTTGTAGTCGTGTCGAGACGTGGTCGATGTACACGTTCGGAGCCGCAATCGCCGGTGCCGTGCCGAAGTCGAACGTACCGACCGTCACCCACGTCGCGCCTTCGTCCTCCGACCGCTCGACGAGCACTCCTGCGCCCGCTGCGACCACACTCGCCAACTCCCACCGCGAGAACTGATACCCGTCGCCGAGTTGTTTTGTCGTCAGCGTCCACGGGATTACCGCACCGTCGTCGGTCTGCGCCCGGTACTCGTACAGCGCGAGGGGGCCGTCCGCCGTCGCCGGACTCAACGCGACTGACGGGATGTTTTGGATCAGTGAGCGCGAGTCCCACGGCCGCGCCCACTGCGTCGAGTTCCACTGCCCTTTCGCAGTCGCCCACGTCGTCAGCGCGAACGGGAGCACGGGGTTCGCGGCGACGAACGACTGCGCAAACACACGCACTTGCCACGCGTTGTTCTCAAGCTGGACGCGAAGCATCTTGTTCGGCGTCGCCGACTGACCGGCCGGATAGAATACCCAAACCTCGTCTAGATCAGCAAGGAAGATCGTGAACAGCGTCACACGAGCGGGCGTGTTAAAGTCACCAGTCGGCGCGAGGAAGTTATTGAACACGCCGTCGCCGATGTTGTCGAGCGTGTAGCCACCCTGGTACGCGTAAATACCCGCGTGTCCAACGCACACATGCTCACCGCCGACATTGACAACTGCGCCCTGGCTTTGCGCTCCTTCGAGCTGCGTCATATACTCCCAGAACAGTATCTCATTCAACACGCCGAGATACGACGCGCGCATGATACTCTGCTCTCGATACGCGATCATCCACGGCCCAAGCGACTCAAGCCGAAGTATGATGTCGTCTGTGTCGAGGAGATCGTAGATCGCCGCGATGCCTGTCGTCCAGTTCGATGGATCGCCGAGATCACTCTGTCGCACGCGATGAGGTAGGTGCGTCCCGCCCTCCGTCGTATTCGCGAGCAGTACCATCTCATGGAACACCGCAATCGCCCCGCACGTCGTCGAACTCGGCAAGTCAGGCAACTTCTTCACGACGCCTTGGAAGTAGTACGAGACCTCATCCACGCCGTTCGAGAAGATCACCCAATCGTTGCCGGGGAAGACGACGACGCTAAGCTGGCTCTTCTGCACGTCACCGTGCATAGTCGGCGACACGAACACGTCCGCACCGCTCGCGACCGTTCGACCGACTGGCACCACGTCTGTCGTTGTGATGTCAAGCACACTGACGTTCGTGACCGTCGTGATGAGTTCAGAACCATCGTCGAGCGTGAGTCCAACGAGCGTACCAGTTGTGATATTCGCGACGCTGTCGAGCGAGAAGACATTAACACCAGCACTGTACGGTCCAACCGTCGTCGCTCTAATCGCGTCCTGCGACACTGGTTGCCACTGAAGCGTAGCTGTGCTCCACGTGTAGATCGCTTCCGTCGTGAAGAGGAGCAGGACCACCGAGCCGTCGTTGAAGAACACCTGGAACACACCCTGCGAGACACCGATGTAATCGCCGTTGTACGGCACATATCCCGTATCGACGACAAGTCGCCCCGCGACGATGTGGAGTCCCTCGATGTCTACGCACTCGTTCGGCGCAAGGTCTTCGGGCGCTTTGTCATTTCGCATCCCACCATTGAACAACGGCAGACGCGCTCGCGCTGGCGCCTCTTGCGCCGGTCTTAGTGCCGCTGCTGCTTTCTCAACCGAGAGCGATTGCACTAGATTGCCTCTCAATCAGTTCATATAGCTTAAAAGGAGGCTATAATTTCCTGCACCAAAATACTTTGATGTTGCTAGGCCCGAGTTTTCGGCCGCTTGAACATAGTGCAAGCCTAACGCTGTGAAATTATCGTTTCCTCGTGGGTTCATAAAAATGTTCACTGCGGCACAAGCTCCTACGCCATTCGCACCTAACGGCGTACTATTTGTGTTATCGAATAGTACTCCTATATTTCCTAATGTTGACGTGGCTGTATTAGCCCCGAACGTAGTTTGATAAGTTCCGTCTACGTTACGAGTACCGAGACCATCTAGCCACGTAATTCTATTATTCACGTTGCCGTTCGCGGCTCGCCACGTCGTTGAGTTATACGTCCAATTTGCTGTGCTGTCAAGTTCCTGAGAGCGTACTGCGACGCTGTTATAAGCGTTGTAGAGTCCAAGGATGTTATTCGACCCGCCGCCCGCACCTACTGGCTTGAACTGCATCGCAGTCTGACCATTCGCGGTGATATAGACCGAACCGAGATAGGTGCCAGCGCTGG